TGCTCGTGTGCCCTGAGTGTATCTATCAGGATGCGGAGGAAAAGAGATTGATTCTCATCCTCTATACTCAAGGCCACACCCGTCACTGCGCCTGTAGACAGATTTGGGGAAATGGGGAATGCGAGTGCGGAAGGATGCCGTTCACAACGGCGTAAGGAGCTTAAATGATTCGATGGGAAGAAGACTTCGAGGATGAATTTGGCCGTGATCTCACGGGCTATCTCGGCAAGGCTGAAATAGCCTCAATCGTCGGCGATCGATACCAAGGGGAATATTATTTAAGCTTTGTCCGGGACCGCAACCGGCGCTATCTTTCCCTCAAGTCAGCCAAGCGGGGCGCGGAAAGGATGCTTGAACGGTTCTTGAAGGATGCGGGGTTGGAGGTTAAGGGATGAAACCATTGAAATTAAGGGCATGGGATAAGATTAACAAGAGAATGATTTACATCGAATCGTTCTCACAGATACCGTCGAACTGGAAGGACGTTTGGATACTCATGCTCTTCACCGGCAAACACGGCATGCTCGGGATAGAGGTTTTTGACGGGGATAAGGTTGCATGGATGCACAAAGGCTCTATCATCGAAGGCATCATTTACTGGTCTGATTATATGTGGATGGTTAAGGACGTGCGAGGCGGGAACGCTACCAGGCTAGGGAAGGTAAATATTATACGGGTCATCGGCAACATCTACGAGGGGGGAGAATGACTGACATTATCGAAGAAATCGAAGTGAAGAAGACCAGAAAGCCGCACCAATGTTTCGCTTGCCTTGAAATCATCCCCGTTGGTTCTCCGGCTCACGTACAGGTCAACAACGATATGGGTATAGGCAGAATTTACACACATCCCGCATGCGAAGAAATCATGCGCGGCATGGATATGCACTATGACGACGACTACATTGAGGGTTGTGTGAGGATGGAACTGGCGGACGCAGGGTTTGAGGGGACACCAGAAGAATACTTGAAGCAAAAGGCGATGAAGTGACCGTCAACGATAAGCTGGTACACCAGGGCCGTGAGACATGCCCCCACTGCGGTAAAAAAGGACTCGGATATGCCCCACACCCCCATGCTTTTGGTCTAAAGGACTACTCCCGACTGGTGTGCAGATATTGCAAGGCGCGGTTTAAGTTCAAGAGGGACAGTTGATGAGGATTGAGGGATAGTTGACAGGCAATACGGGGCAATTCTATAAAGGAGCGTGATGCGATGAAGTAAACAACCCAACAACATATGTGGAAAGGGGGAGAGGTCGGGTAGACTATCTCCCCCTTTTTGTTTATGACTTGTGAATGACTTCGGAAATGCTACTGTAATAAAAGTTGTGAACCCCTAGCTGTGATAGAATTACCGACAGATATTTACAGTGCATTGTATATCTATCAAAATGCGCTGAGAAGAGATTATGCAGGATATAGGATGCAAGTAGCCCCACGCTTGGGAGGATAGTGTGTCTCGCAGGACGTATCCCAACGAGGCCAAGCCGTGGGGCGTTTTTAACAAACGGAGGGGATCAATCCTCCGGCCTACCGAAGTAGGACTTCTAGCAGGGCTTTTCGCCCGCACCCAAGGGTACAATGACCGATGGGGAAGTTATTTTGCCTTAAACCACTATCGTAGGTTGTTTCATCCACGCCGAGGTATCATGGGCTTCATCCTTCCGTGTACTTAGGAAAGCCGGTCTTGTCCCACTCGGATTTTATCTGTCCATTTCTATCGTTACATTTCTCCACATCGTGGGATTGCACCACGTCTTCATATTAAGCCTTACGGCGAACTGCTATCTCAATCCCTCGATGATCTCCCTGTGCTGTGCCACATAGTCCTTGCTGAGTTCCCAATTCTTCAGCATACCCTTTGCGCCCTGTTCATCCACACAGTAAAGTTCTCCCACCTTCTGCCAGGTAACTTCATAGTAATCAGGAGGGGCCGGTAACTCAGGGATGGTCGGCTTGATGTACTCAGTCTTTACTATCGGGCTTCCACATCCCACCATTAAGAGCATCAAGAATATCATCACCGCTACTAACACCAGTTGTCTCATTTTTCTTACCTCCTGCACCACTAAGATTGTCGATCTGTTTCAGCTTCTTGATGGTATTGTCCTTGCTGGTGATTCGGGCAGAACACGATTCCGTAGCCTTCTTGATCTCCGCTTTTTGTGCGGTGATGGTCTTGGTATTCTCCGCATTTGCTGTAAGATAAACCGCCTCTTTTTTCTTACAAGTATCGACCTGTATTCCCCGTATCTTCCATGCCGCACCGCCGAACAGCATCCCGCCGATAATGAAACTTGCGATATAGAATTTGTATTGCCATAGGAACGCTAAAAATGTCATTCAGAGCCTCCTTTCCATACTTTGATAACCCCTTCCAATTTATTCACCAAGCGAAGGAATAACTGCGGTACGAACACGATCATGACCCCTGCGGGATAAGCACAGAAAACTTCCCACGACGCTCTTTTCCATGCCGTGAGTATAAAACCCCCACTTAGGACTATAAACGTCACTACGGCCACAGTACGGGTCAAAGAAAGGCTATTATGGTCATCCGTCTTGTCGTATAAAAGGTCTTTGAGGCTCATGGTTTCTCTCTCTTAATGCGTGAACTCATACACGCCATTGTTGTAAATGTTCATCTCCTGTCGTCTGCGCTTCTCCAAACCATGAGATACCCTACCGCCCGACTTTCTCCACTTGGCGAACTGTTCATCCTCATCCTGATCGCCGGGGATGTTAAGGAGCTTCAGAAGAGTACTCTTGTGGAAGTTGGTTTCTCCGATATTGAATACCAGGGACACAAGAGCATCGTACTGTTGCTGAGTAAGATTGGTCTTGACTCTGTTGACGGTTTTCTCAGCCCATGCAAGATCGGACAGGAAAAGATCATCGGCATCTTCCCTTGTAATGCCCTGAGAATAGTCCTCACCCTTCTTTATCAGATGACCCCACCCGATAGTCGGATAACCGTAGCCGTCATCGTAGGGCGTAAGATAGAGCTTTTCCCACGACTTCATGAACCTGATACCGTCATCGGAAATAGTCATTATTTCAACCCATCCTCAATCTTGTTGAACCGTTCCTGATTCTTGCGATATACCAAGAAACCAACCATGAATCCTACTCCTGCTCCGATAAAAAGGCTGATGACTATTGCCATATACTTACCCCTCCTTTTTGGGACTTGTTATCTTGCACATGGGGCATTTTACGAGTTTGATAGTAACCTCTCCCTGATACTGTTCGACCTCTTTCTGGTCATCCTTGTCGGGGAACTTCCAAGAGAGGTACTTCTTGATTCTTCCGCAGTCTGGACATTTAAACAGCATCGCCCCGATATCATAGCTATGGCCTCCTGATGTATTTCTGGATATCCTTCAGCCCTTCCTTTATCTCGTTGACATCCCGATAATACTGCTCCTTGTCCACCTTTTCAGTTTTGAGGGTTTTGATATCGGTCTGCATACCCGATAAGACGCTTCCGGCAATAAGAAGCAACAGGCCAGCAAGAAAGCCAACCAACCATTTCCATGTCACAGATTTGCCGTTCCCGTTGATTTCTACTGCTGGATTGTTTGCCATTGCACAAAGCCCTCCTGAAATGATATTTATACTTTGTGCGGTGGTAGTGAATCATCATCACCCTCTCTCAACCAGAGGCTTATACGGGAACCTGTAATTCCCTACGAGTGCCGCCGCGCTTACCTATTTCTTTTCTAAAAATCCCAACCCCAACCGAATCCTAAACCTATATCTTTCATGTTGTGAGCCTCCATATATTCATGTCATCATAACATCTATTCAATTCACATTCTAAGCCAAAAAAACTCAGCTTGCAAGATAATTCTTCTTATACAATGCTTCTCTTTTCTGCTTTTTGGTCATCTCCATCTTTGAGGCTTTCACGACATTACTGAGCTTGATTCGGGAAATAAGGCTAGACGCCTCTTTATCGACGATTGCCTGATTGAACTCCCGTATCTGCCTCATTGCCTTGGAAATAGTCTTGGAATCATGATTGGTTCTCCCCGCCCGATAGGTTTCATAGATGCTGGTTTTCCAATCAGAGAAGTATTCCTCGATGTTGGATGCGGAACGTTGAGCTTCGGTTCTCATGGAGTAATCAGAAGGATTGATGCCGATAGTCTTCAATGCCATGTCGGTCATGCTCATTTTAAGAGGCTTGCCATTCTCATCAAAGACAGGCTTACCGGATGAAGTTGTGGCGTATCCTGGTGTTCCAAGATATTCCTTTCCGACATCGGACATCCTTAACGCCTTCATCGGGTTCGCAACCATCTCAGGAAGAAGGGACTCTGCCGCTTTATAGGCTTCACCCTTTGCCGCGAAGGTAACTCCCTTTCTTGCCTTATCGTACATCCCGCCCATAACGCCCGTGACGGTATCTGTAGGCGTTTCTCCGACAAGGGGTATACCAATCGCCATTGAGCCTGAGATATTCATTCCAGCGAGAGCAGGAAGCCCCTGAATACCGAATGTCTCAAAGGTCTTACCTCCAAACTTCCTCATGACTTCTCTTGCTGATTTGGTATAGGATTTACCCGTTAGTTTTTCCAGAAGGTCGAAAAGGTCTTTAATGAAAGGCAGACCCATCATCCCGCCAAAGAGTGCGACGTAGGCAAGGGAGTGTGCCATCGTCTTCCAATCCTTGCTACCGAAGATGGACTGAATGTAGTTATGGTTGAAGGAACGAAAAGTAAGAAGTGTCCTTGCCGATACGCTTGCCAGATCACCACCTGTCGCAATGCGGGGAAGGTTTTCTTTCCCATAGGCAAAGTGGGTGAAGTTCACATACTCTTTCGCTTCTTCGTAAGCCTTCGCATATCTTTCTTCCAGATCGGGAACTGTTTCGGTATAGTGATTCCATGCCATGCGAAACATTGCAAGGGAAGCAGACTCACGGTTAAAGGTTTCCATCTTGCCGAAAGGTTTGGACAGGACGTTCATCACAGCCCCGAACTTCTGTCCCAATTCGTTCTGCATCCTGCCCGTGATGTACTGCATATACTGGTCGGCGGTATTGCCTCTGTGAAGAAACTCAGTGAGAAGCCTCTTCTCCCATTGGTTGAGAACCTTGCCTGTCACCTCACCAGTGTCCTTGTTGACTTTGATTCTCGCCGCATCAGCCATCGCCTTGTGGTACTTTGCCTCTGCGATGCCCTTGACGCCCCACTCACGCATCTTTTCTGCCAGCTTAGGGATAGCAGTAACGTGGTTCTGAGTAAGCTGTACGAGGGCAGATTTTAAGTTACCTCCAAGATAATAGATGAAGGTGACTCCCCTTGCCTTACCGGATGCCCTGTCGAAAGAGTTCTGGTTCCTGAGCATATCCTGAGCGTACTTGGCGATATCGTTGTAGAGCTTCGGCTTATCACGGGGAATCTCTTTCAGGATATCGTGAAAGTTCATGGCGGTTTCCTGCTTGGTCATCATACCTGTCATGCCAGTGATATAATCCAGAGCTACTTTCTGAAGGTCGGTCTTCTTGTAGCCTTCGATAAGGTTCAGCCGTCTGGTGATATTGGACTTGCCGAACCCTCTTGACTTCATTTCATTGGCTACTGCATTGACCATCGACATCTTCAGGCCGTTAAGTATCTCTCCGCTTTCAAGGTTCCTTGTGCTTCTGATTCTCTCTATCGCGTTGTCGATAACCCTCTGAAGGTTCATATCGTTCACGCCGACATAAGTGGAATCCGTTTCCTTATTGACGGCTCCGAGCTCATAACTGAGGTCTTCGTTCTTGTGGGTTAACTTATACTGTCCCCAAAGCTCTCTTGCCTCTTCAGCGTTCTTGACTACCTGAGAATGAATCATGGTCTTGAAGGTTTTCTCATCCCCGTTCTTGTCAGTCTTGGTTTCAGACTTGAAGATATTGAGATAGACGTTGCCCTTCTCCCTGACACGAGGAAAGTACGCTACCTGTTGACCTATCCGGTTACGGGCTTTCTTGACAGCGTTCATCAAGACTTTTTCCGTCTGGTAGGCTTTGAGCATACTGCTTGCGGCGTTGGCAAGTTCAACCTGATTGGTTATGCCTGATACACCTGAGATATGAGACCTCAGAACATCCATCAAGACCGCCCTGTTCTTGGCGATGGTTTCAGCTTTCTTGCCTCTGATCTTTCCGAGTGCAAGTTTATTGAGAGCCTTTAAGGTATCTCTCTTCTCAGGGGTAAACTCAGGAGAATCCGGTCTGTCTTCAAAGAGGTCAAGCATAGACGAATACCACGGCTTATCCTTGTACTTTCCGAACACCATCTCTATCTGATGCTTGAACTGGTCACGGTGCATCTCATCAAAGGCGGTACGGACTTCCTTGTAGGTGTTGATTTCTTGAGGTGTCAGTTTAATGAACTCCCCGTTTCTGAGCGTGATGCCATTGGCAAGGTCTTCGTCAGAATAACGATTAAGCGTCTTAATGGCCTGAGCCCGCCCCATGAGTTGCTGATACAGTTCCAGGTTCCCGCCATTCTTTGCGGTGATAGCTTCTGAAGTAAGATCACGTACCTTCTGAGCAAGAACAGCATCACCTTCGGACAAGACCTTCTCGATGTTCCTTACCTTCTCTTTCGGCATATCGAAGAAATCGTGCATCTTGCGGACATAATGGGTATTGAGGTCGGAACGCTTCTCTTTGCCAGCCTCAGTATTGTCAAAGGCACGTTTCCACATTGGTTCTGCGTTCGGGCCATGACCCTTGAAGAAAGGAAGATAGAAATGAGCTTTCCAATTGGAATAATCTTTGCCGAGGACTTCTTTAAATTGACGTTTGAAATCGTCCTTGCCATCTTGGAAAGAGGATTCGGGATTGACTGATTTCTTACTGTTGGAATCAATCAGGTTCTTGACGACAGGAGCGATCTTAAACGAGATACGAGGGTCGTTCTCATCCCATGTGCCTTGATTGTAGACGGATTTGATTTGAGAGGGGGAAAAGGCTACATAAGAATCTCCCGGGCCTTCTGCCGTCGTATTGCTATAGACGATGCCATCATACCCTTTGGCCCTTATCGCATTTTCCCAATCACTCAATGTCCCGTAATGCAGTTGTTCCAGTTCTGCCTTGCTGAAAACATTGGGAGGGTTGACTGTAGCCATAATATCGGGGTTGGTGAACCCGGTGTCGTGCATCCTGAGGGGATTTCTTATATTAAGATAAACAGGGATTACGTTACCGTCTGGCCCCCATTCCTCTGCCATAACATTGGCCTGCTGCTCCGTTCCGAAATGGGACCACGGCCTGAAAGATCCAAAATTACTTGCCGTCCCATGATAAACCACCAGCGGTTCTCCGTTCTCATCCACGACCTTGCTGTCACCGAACCACTTGCGGAAGGCGTCATTGAACTTAGAATCTATTTCCGGTACTTCCTTTATCTGCGAAGGGTCATCAACAAGATAGACTTCATCGCCCGACCGTTCTTGAATTACCACTCTAGGGTTCTTCAAAAATGCACGAACAAGTCGAGGCTGTTGCTTTCTTACTTCAATCTGTGATGCTTCTTGCATTGCTTTAGCAAGGTCTGTCTTCCCCGTTTTAGCGAACCACCCCGATAAACCTTGAAAGGTGTCTCGTGCGTCTTCCCATGTATCGAAAACCCTTCCATCAAAATACATAGACTCCCATTCGTATCCTGTTTCCTTTTCCAATTTAGATTGTTCTTCTGCGGAAAGAGTTGTATCCTTTCTGGCATCGTTGACCATCTGGACGGCATCATCAATGGCAGTTTGTTCGGGGTCGGAAAACTCAGCATCCTTATATGCTTCCCCACGGGCCTTGTCTTTTGTAAAACTAAACCCCCCCCTTGATATGCCCGACAGTCTGCCGAGATACTTCTTATCGAATGTATCGCCGATGAAGTCGGGACTCCCGTGCCAAACGGGGCCAACAGTAAAACCTTCAGCTATTGCTTGGTTATCAAGGTCTTGTTGTGATGCTGGCTTCCCGTCTTTTATCTTAAAAGCGGGTTCGGTCTTGAACGATACCCTGTCCTCAATCGTGACCGCATTCTCATCGAAGACGACATAGTTAAAACCATCTGTCTTGCCTACCGACATGGTTCCAGCGGGATACTTAATGCCGTCGATACCGTTGCGGAGGAGGAAGAGAGATGCTTCCTTTTCAGGATTCCCGCCCATTGAAGTATCTCCCGGCAAAGGACTTTCCGAGGAGTAATCAACGAGAGTCTGATACACCTCCATGCCCTTCCATTCTTCGACAGAAGCATTACGCCGATCTTCCATGTCTTCGATGTAATCTTCCGGTAATGCTTTGCGGATAACGTCAGCTATCTTATTGCCAACAGGTTTCTCCCAATCCATGTAATGATATTCGGATGGGTCTTTGCCTTTGTGGAGGGTGACGTTGTAGAGATTCTTTCTAGGTTCTTCTTCACCGAAAGTTACGGGTTCGTTGATGGATTCAGCGAAAGCTATTGTGTCTTTGACCACATCCAACAAGAAAGCTCTATCTTTGGTAGGAGTTTTTGCCCACGCTTCGCCTTTTTTTTGCCAATATTCTATTATTTCTTCTTTTGTCATTCCGTTGGCGAAGTTATTAAGAACGGTACTGTGTCTTGTTTCACCTTCTCTAATTTTTTTATTGCCTACCATCCAATAGGTTTCGTCACCCTTTGTTCGGGACAGCTTCTCGGCATAGTATTTTGCAACATCTTCCTTATCCGTGAAGTACAATCCCCAACCGAACATCTGACCGCCTTCACCCGAGCCTATCTTGTCGGTAGTAAACCTATCGAAGACGAAGGGGCTACCATGCTTCACACTGATCTGGAACGCTGTCTGTCCTTCTCCTGCCCATCTCTGCGCCCTTGTCTTCAGTTCCCCTCTCAATGCCCGATTAAAGACATCCTCTGCGCTTGTGAACCCTCTGTCCTTGAGATAGTTCCCTACCTTCTCAAAGAACTCTCGTATCCTTTCAAAGATGGGCTTGGCCGACTTCGGCAAGAGATGTTTCTGATTCGCCGCATACTTGGCAAAAATATCTGCCTGTTTCTCAATGTTGGGAGTCAGCTTCTCAGC